TGGGATATTTTCTATTCTCAGAATCAGTTCATCTTCCGCACCCACTGCCTCATAGACCGAGGGTAGGTAGTCGATATCGAACCGAGCTGCGGTGTGGAACGTAGCACTGACGGAAAGCAATACGCCCTTGGTTGGTGGATCGTCAAACGTCCATTCTCCCGTCAAGAGATTCACGGCCACCCCAGACGGGACTGCTACATCATTGGCGTAGATATGCGTCGTTCCACTCACAAGCTTTGTGAGCGTCCGCACGAGCGCCCCGCCGCCGCTGCGATATGTTTTCGTGGTCTGAAAGACGGTCTGCGCACCATCGGCAATCGCAATCGGTTCGTGCACTAATACATGGTCGTGCCTGTCCTGATACCGGAAGCTTTGCCATTTCCCAGCACGCACAAGAAAGAAGTTATAGAGCTCAAGATAATCCAAGGCTGTTTTAATACCGTAGACAACATTCCACTTCCACGTCGGAGCGTAGATGTTCCGGCTCCGTTGCTCGAACTTCCCTTTGTTGGCCTGCACTGTAGTAAAGAACTCGGGGCCACCCTGTGAGCCATAGGAAATGTTAAGAGGGAAGAGCACGTCAGCAAAAGCCATCAACCATACCTCCGATGTGCCACTTCCATCGAGATCCGATCGTTGACTGCACGCTGATCTCTTGTCCGCTGAAACCCGGCAAGGTCAGGAGTCTGGACATTATTGATGATGGTGATTCCGCCCCTACCCCGCCCTAGCGCTTGCATCTGGTCTTTGGTGAACACGCCTTCGTCGTCCTTCAGGATCGCCGCGATTTCGCCAGGCATAAGGCCACTATGGAACCGAGGAGCGCCGGCAAAGGCGCCAATGCTGGCCACGCGGTAGCTGCTTGCGGCGCCGGCGATGCCGCCAGAGTGCAAGAAGGGGAGAAAGCCCATGAGACTACTGAGGATTCCGCTGCCACCGCTAAAGATGGAGCCTATCCCGCTAAAGAGGCTACTGAACATCCCGCCGCCACCACTGAAGAGGCCACTGAAGACAGAGCCTATCTTACTGGTAATCCCGCTGAAGAAATTGGAGATGCCGCTAAAGATGCCACCGCCGCTTGCTTGCCCTGCCTCACCCTCCATGGATTTCCAGATAACGTCATTGGCGTTAATCTCTCCTTTTCCAAGTGCGTCCTGTGCTGCCTTATCAATCGAGCCGCCGCCGACAATGCCGGGGAGCCACCCGTCGTTGCCCAGGCCCCATATAGAGCCAGCTGCACCACCTACACCACCCGCACCTTCTTGTCCGCCGCCGCCCACTAGCCGCCCGTTCACATAGACATTATTGGCCTTGATGGTCTTGTCTTTGTCGGCGCCAGTCCCAAGGATGCCGCCGAGCCATTTGTTGATCATCTCAGCAAGCGGTTTGACTACTTGACGCCGCAGAATCTCTTTCGCGATATCATTGACAATGCCGAGCACCGTGCTGCGCATGATGCTGAAGGCGTTGCCGATATTCTGCGCCATGCTCTGAAAGGCAGAGGTGATGTCGCTAGAGATGTTCTCCGCAAGCTGTTGCTGCTTTGCCATATCGTCGGCGGCTTTATCGAGTTCCGCCTTATCAGTTATGAGCTTTTCGAGTTCGGCGACCTTCGAGGCGTCCAGCGAAGCCGTGACGTCGTTTTGATGCAGCTTGACCAACTCCAGAGCAACAGCAATATCTCGTTGGGTCTGCTCGTAGGACTTGCCTACCGCTATGTCTTGCTGCATCACAGCAATGCGGGTCTGGTCCGCTTCTATTTCGTCAAGCAGCCCCTTGCGGGTCGAGCTAAAAAACGCGCCGCCCTCTTGCGCTCGGTTCTTTGCCTGTTCGTTGAGCGTCGCCTGATTAAACGCGGCTAAGGTGGCGTCCGGAGACTGCCCTGTAGCCCTGAACGCTTCGATGATCTTGGATTGTCCCTCAACTGCTTTAATCTGTTCTTCAATCTGCTTCCACGGGGTTCCCGCGGCCAGTCCGGCGTTGATCGTCGCGAGCACTTGGGGCAAGGCAAGCTGAGACGCCGCAAGTTTTTGCTGTGCCTGGAATTGCGCTTGCTGCGCAGCCATCAGGTTCTTGTGAGCTCTTTGCTCCCAGTCTTCTGCGCAAGCGCCGCGCCTGCTGCTTTGGCTTCGGCTTCATTCGTCGAAAGATTCAGCGCGAGGGATTCTCTCAGCACTGCATTCTTTGCGGCCAACTCAGCAATCTGCTCTTGCGTATTCTTGATGAGCGTTGCATGGCGCTTGGCGGCCGCGTCGGCTTCCGAGTTGTTGCCAGGCAATCCGGTACGGGTCAAAGGATTAAAAAGAGGACCAAGCGAAGCCCTTTGCTGATCGAGCGTTGTCGTTGACGCAAAGGTCGTTCCGATCAAGTTCTCGTGAAAAGCCTTCTTCCCGTCTTCTCCCAAACCGGAGATGCGCTTCAAACGGAATTCCAGGTCTGCCAGGGCTTCATTTTCAAACTGACCAGACCCTTTTGACGATTCTAGGAATGCCTCAACAGGATTTTTGAATTGCGCTGCTGCCGCGACAGCGGCAGAGAGTGCAATCGGCAGACTTGCCATGCGAGCGATAAACGCCGTCGCAACATCGTCAAGCACTTCACCTAAGTCGTAGATGCTGCGCACGAGCCACACCAAGGCAGTCTTGATGGCTCCGCCCGAAAGCGCAGTGGCAATGGCTTGCCAGGCCGGACTGTGAGAAGTCTGGTCCACGGCATCGGCAAATTCTAAGATGGCATTTACGGCATTGGCCGCACCCCGAACAATCCCAGCATAGGCATCTGCCCCAACCACGCCCAACAGGCGTAACCCTGCCCCTGTCGCGTCAAGCTCTGACGTGAGGCCTCCTGCCTGTTGCAAACGAATAGACTCTTGCGTAAACCCGGCCAAAATCTCTTTGATGCCGCCGAACGTCTCCGTAAACGTATTTGCCGATATTAAACTCGTAAAAGTTGATGCGCTTGTCGTGAGCCCTGTCCATGATGTGGCCGAGGCTTGGGCCAGGTCCTTATAGACCGCTAATCGTTCATTGAGCTTTTGGATCTCGTTATGTTGATCCTTGTAGGATCTTGCCTGCTGAATGGAGTATCCCAGCAGGGGCAACACGACTTGTCCGCGTGCGGATTCGAGCTGAAGGATCTGACGGGTTTCAATTTCAAGCTGCGCGCTGTTTAATCCTTGGAGCTTGCCCACATTGAGCATGCCCTGTGAAAATTCAAGCAGCTCACTTGTCGTCGCATGTTGGCCACGGGAATAGGCAAGCGCAGTCCGGAAGACATTCATCAACTCTTCTTGCGTGCCGAGCGTCGTTGCCGACATCCCGGCAATCTCGGTCTGGAGCCTGCCTGCCTCTTGTAAGTTCTCATTCCATGAGGCCGAAGCTGTGAGCTTCTTTCCGTCACTATCGGTGAGTTGCGTCGTTCCTTGGAGAAGGGCAGCGATAGCGATCTTGCCTTGCTCTAAGGTGGCGTTGTAGGCAATGCCTTGAGTGACAAGGCTCTCTGCTTGACTGACTGCGCTTTGGAAGATACCAGCGAGATTGATACCAGCCGCAACGCTAAGCATCGAACTGAAGGAAGAGCCGATGCTCTTGACGGACGACTCAATGCTCCCCAGCGAGCCCTTCGTTGAAGACTCAAAAGACTTCAGCTGGGATTGCATTTGGGAAATGGCGGAACTGAACTCCTTTCCCTGTGCACGAATCTCAATAGTAAGGGTTTCAAGCGTCTGTGCCATGTTTCCGCTTTCGTGCCGCGCCGAGATCCAGCATCAATCGAAAGTAGGCCGCCTGGGTTGCTGGCGAGACCTTCTTCGGCTTCTGTTCTTCTTGTTCTTCAATGCCCAACATGAAGTCTTTCGCAGTCCAGAGCTTTTGATTCTTGTCAGTTCGGTTGACATTGAGGACGTTGCTTGCGATGTTCCCCGCTCTCCAATCGGCTCGCTCTTCCCCCCAGGGCTCGATGCCGTAATAACATTGCCACTCTGTTAAGTCGTATGAGCTAATCTCACTCAACATCCGGTCAACGTCGAGCCGCCCCATCGCCAGGGCTAGGCGGAATGCGAAGCGCCGTTCGGGGCGGGTTCGGAGTTTTTTGTGATCTCCTCCTGCGATTCACGCGAGAGGCCATTGATCCGTAGCGCTACTTGACCAAGGCGCGTCAAGACTTCCCCACTCTTGCCCATCAGCTGTCGCACTTCCTCTGGCGAGGCAAAGAGCCGAGAGCCTTCTTCTCCGACGAGCGTGCGTGAAAGGAGTTCAGAGAAGAATCGTTGCTTGTCAACGTCTCGCTCTCCGTTCCGTTCCACGATGATGTCAGAGTCAAATTGAGAGCGCTCAAGGCCGTTCATCGTGCGAATCAGCACTTCGCCGCCCCACTCAGGCACGGTGACGCGCTCGATCTTTAAGTCATCAACCGCCACAATTGCTTCACGAGATAACAGAGCCATAGTTCCTTCTTATGCCCAGCTTGGCGCGCCAGTGAGCTGTAGGGTCAAATCCATTTGCAAGGCATCGTCAATCGGGTCTTTGAATCCGATATCCATGACCTCAGCGAGGAAGGTTGCGGAGTAACTCGGGTCGGTGGGCCAGACAATCTTCCAGTATCGCCGGATGTCCCCTTCATAGTCAGCGATGACGCCCGTTGTTTGGTCATGCGTCCCATCAGAAGGGATAAAGTTGACTGAGATAGTGACTTCACCGCCGTCTTTCAGCGCCCCGATGTACTCTTTATAGCCGCCCGGCGACAGCATGTGGGTCACTTCTTTTTTGTCTTTCTTCATTTTCGGCCCGTCGAGCTTCACGACCTCAGCGAGGGTCGTGAACCCGTCTGGGGTCGAGACGTTCCCGCGCTGGAGCAGGGTTCCGTATCCTAAAACTGCTTGTGAGGCTGCCATGGTAATCCTTCCTCCGCGCTAAGACGGATAATTCATGAAAATAAGTTGCACGTCGGTTTCTACGCCGTACAGTTGCGCTTCATGGTCGTACACGTCGTGCTGGTCCTTGGTGAAACACGTCACCAGAAAGGGACCCATCTGTTGTTGCTGCTGATCAAGTACCGGCTGGAGTAGTTCCGCGTTTTGCTTCACTGCTGTGTACCCGGCGCCCCAGACTGCCAGAATATAAATACGGTCTTCTCGCCCTGTCCTGCCTGCGACCAACTTTGGGGTGTCACGCTTGTGCAGCTGATAGGTGAGCGATGGCCGAGTTTCTCCCTGTGGCACCTTGAGCGGATAGATCCGCGCGCCAAACGCTGCCTGTAGCGTGGCTTCCCCGAACAAAAAGGCGTAGAGGTATTCCTCAAAGACAGCCATTAGGGCCCCACCCCCTGGCCGGCAGCTAACCGCTGCGCCGCCTCGTTGATCAACCGCTCTGTATTTTTGTCAATCGCTGCCTTGCTCGCGTTAAGCGCCTTCACGAGGAAGGGCCGTGCGGCAATGCCGGG